CTAAACTGAACCATTATGTGTATTGTATGAGAAAGAAATAAATGATTAATGTAGTAAAAAGAGATGGTTCAAAAGAACCGCTGGACTTGGCAAAGTTCCACAAAGTAACTCAAAATGCGTGTGAAGGTCTTAGCGGTGTATCCGTATCTGATCTAGAAATCCGAACACATATTCAGTTCTATAACAATATCAAGTCTTCTGATATTCAGGAAACGCTTATCAAGGCTGCTGCTGATCTTATCTCAGAAGACGCACCCAACTATCAATACGTTGCTGGTCGCCTTATCAACTACCATCTTCGTAAGGAAGTTTATGGTAGTTACAAGCCATATCCTCTTTTCATGCATTGGTGTTGCGCTGCACAGAAAGGTTATTATGATCACGCTCTAGAAACGCTTTATTCTGAAAAAGAATGGGATGAACTTGGCGCTTATATTGACCATGAACGAGACAACCTTCTGACCTATGCTGCTATGGAACAGTTCCGTGGTAAGTATCTGGCCAAGAACCGAGTAACTGGACAATACTATGAAACGCCACAGATGGCTTTCATGTTGATTGCCATGACGCTATTCGCTAAATATACCAAAGACCGCATCAAATGGGTAAAGGAACTTTATGACTCACTCAGTACTTTTGACATCAGCCTTCCTACTCCTATTATGGCAGGAGTCCGTACTCCTCAACGCCAGTTCTCTTCTTGCGTACTCATTGAAACAGATGACTCGCTAGACTCTATCAATGCTACCGCGTCTTCGATTATCAAATATGTTTCCCAAAAGGCTGGCATCGGCATTGGGGCTGGTCGTATTCGCGCTATGGGGTCTCCTATTCGTAATGGTGACGCTTCTCATACTGGCGTTGTTCCTTTTTACAAGCACTTCCAATCTGCTGTTAAGAGTTGTTCTCAAGGCGGTGTCAGAGGTGGGGCGGCGACTCTCTACTATCCTATCTGGCATCTTGAAATCGAGGACATGATTGTTCTAAAGAACAACAAAGGAACAGAAGATAGTCGCGTTCGTCACCTTGATTATGGTGTCCAGTTTAATCGTGTGATGTATGAAAGGTATCTGTCTAATGGAAACATTACCCTATTCTCGCCTCATGACGTACCAGACCTTTACGACTCTTTTTTCACTGATGTCGAAAAGTTCCGAGACCTCTACGAAAAGGCTGAACGCAATCCAAAACTACGCAAGAGAACAGTATCTGCAAAGGACCTGTTCGAGTCTTTCGTTCAAGAACGGAAGGACACTGGACGCCTCTATCTAATGAATGTGGATCACTGCAATGATCATGGTTCGTTCATTGCAGATGCTGCGCCTGTTCGAATGAGCAATCTCTGTTGCGAGATTACACTTCCTACCAAGCCACTAACGGATGTCAATGACGCTGATGGCGAGATTTCATTATGCACTCTGGCTGCTATCAACTGGGGTAAGATCAAGAAGGTATCAGACTTTGAAAAGCCATGCACTCTCGCCGTTAGGGCACTTGATGCGTTACTTGATTACCAGTCATATCCAGTTACAGCGGCTTATCTTAGCACGATGGCTCGTCGTCCTCTTGGTGTTGGTATCATTAACTTTGCTTACTGGTTGGCTAAAAACGATACTACTTACAGTAATCCCAATCTGGATTTGGTACATCAATATGCTGAAGGATGGTCTTACTATTTGATCAAGGCATCTGTTGATCTTGCTAAGGAACGTGGTGCTCCTTCGAAGTCAAACCAAACTAAGTATTCGCAGGGTATCATGCCTATCGATACCTACAAGAAAGACGTTGACTTATTGGTTGATCCAGTTTATCATATGAACTGGGACGGTCTCAGAGCCGATGCTTTAGACTATGGTATTCGCAACTCTACTCTTATGGCTCTAATGCCATCAGAAACCTCAGCACAGATCAGCAACTCGACAAATGGTATCGAGCCTCCTCGTGCATTGGTGTCGGTGAAGCAGAGTAAGGATGGCATTCTGAAGCAAGTTGTTCCCGGTATTCGTACTCTAAAGAACAGGTATGAGTTGCTCTGGGATCAGGAATCTCCAGAAGGTTATCTGAAGATCATGGCTGTTCTGCAAAAGTTTATCGATCAGGCTATCTCTGTTAACACTTCATACAATCCAAAGTTCTATGAAGGTGAAGAGATTCCTATGTCAGAGATGATGAGACATATTCTTATGCATTATAAATATGGTGGGAAAACTCTCTACTACTTTAACACTACTGATGGTTCTTCGGATGAAACTCCGTTGGCTGTTGGTGAAACCGATGATTCAGAATGTGAAAGTTGCAAGATATGATCTTTAGAGATTCAAGAGACTTGGAATATATAAAGGGGTTTCCGTATCCCGTAGAAGAGCGTAAAGCGTTAGTCATTAAGGTGGAAAAGGAAAAGTTTGTTTGTTACAAGCCATCTTTGATGAGACGATTGAATTGGTTTGTTCGAGAGAAACTTAGATGAGCGTATTCGATAACAATAAAGTAGATGCAACACAGGAGAACTGTTTTTTCGGTTCTCCTGTTAACATTGCTCGTTATGATAAGATGCGGTATCCTGCATTTGATAAGTTGACACAGAAACAACTTGGTTTCTTCTGGCGTCCAGAAGAGATTGACCTATCACGAGATAGCAAAGACTTTAAGGGGCTTATGCCAAATGAGAAGCGGATTTTCACAAGTAATCTTAAGCGTCAAATCCTCCTTGATTCGATTCAGGGAAGGGGTCCTTCTTTGGCTTTTCTTCCGATCTGCTCGCTTCCTGAACTGGAAACTTGGATACAGACGTGGACCTTCTCGGAAACTGTCCATTCTAGATCGTATACTCACATCATTCGTAATATATATGCTAATCCGTCCGAGGTCTTCGACGAAATGCTCTCTCTTCAAGAGATTGTAGATTGCGCTAAAGATATCAGCAAGTATTATGATGACTTGATTTGGCATAACCGAAAACCAATTTCGGCCGATACAGGCAAAACTGTTTTTGATTATTATGACCACAAGAAGGCTCTATGGCTCTGCCTCAATGCTGTTAATGCACTCGAAGGTATTCGGTTCTATGTGTCATTTGCATGTTCGTGGGCATTCGCAGAAGTAAAGAAGATGGAAGGTAATGCTAAGATCATTAAACTTATTGCGCGTGATGAGAATGTCCATCTTGCGTCAACGCAACAACTCCTTAAAATCTTGCCACAAGAAGATTCAGACTTTGCGACAATCAAGAGTGAATGCGAGACGGAAGTTGCGGCAATCTTTGAGTCTGTTGTCAATCAAGAAAAGGCATGGGCAAAGTACCTCTTCCAAGAAGGGTCTATGATTGGTCTGAACGAGCACCTGCTTTGCGACTATATAGATTGGATTGCTTCTAAGCGAATGACTGCGATTGGTGTAACACCATTTACGAAGGCTGGTGCTAATCCGTTGCCCTGGACCGCCAAGTGGATTAGTGGCGCTGATGTTCAAGTTGCACCACAAGAAACTGAAATCACTTCTTACATCATTGGTGGTGTCAAGAAAGATGTAACTGAAGATACGTTTAAAGGATTTTCACTATGAAGGCTATTCGTGAAGCGATTAAGTCGCTAGATAACAGAGAAGAAACGTGTTGGGCTATGGCTCGTGTGTTTCTTGAAAACAGAGATGCTCATGGAGTTATGGATATGGGCGCAGAACTTCAATCCTTGCAGAGAGCAAAGGCTGAGTTAGTAAAGTTAGGAGAGTAAATGAAACTTAAAGATATCGACTGGCACACATGCAATAGTTGTGAGGCTGAGTTTAAAGTTATTTCAGACACAGATGAAATGGTAGAATACTGCCCATATTGCAGTGCTCTTATTGAAATCGTAGAAGACGACGATGAAGCATTTTTTGAGGATGACGACGACTAAATAAATCTTTCACTAAAGGTTTATTGATGGCTTGGTTATTTGAAGATGCTGAATTCAGCGAAGACATTACACAATGGTATGGCTATATTTACATGATAGAGAACTTGCTTAATGGCAGGAAATATATCGGGCGCAAGTATTTTTCAATGGCTGGCTATAAACAAGTCAAAGGGAAAAGAAAGAAGATCCGTAAAGAGTCCGATTGGACCGAATATTACGGGTCTTCTCCCGCTCTACTGAAAGATGTAGAAGAGATGGGAAAAGAAAACTTCAAAAGAACAATCTTAAAACTGTGCAAAGGTAGAGGTGAAGTCAACTACTGGGAAGCAAAATATATATTTGATCATGATGCAGTTTTAGATGGCAACTTTTATAACTCTTGGGTCCAATGCAAGGTCCAGGCTACACATGTGAAAAATCTGTTATTCAATCAACCCGAAGGGAACTAAATGACGTGACTAAACTCCTTGAACACAAACATTTGATTATTAGGGCTGAACTAGCCAATCCACCTAAATGCACAACTGCTATTGAACTTTGGATGAAGTCGCTAGTTGATAAGATCGGCATGAAGATTCTGATGGGTCCTTATGCAGTGTATAGTAACATGGTCGGCAACAGAGGCTTAACTGCTGTTACCATCATTGAGACTAGCCACATTGCAATGCATGTTTGGGATGAAGAAACTCCTGCGGTCTGTCAATTGGATGTTTATACCTGTTCCGCCCTAGATATCTATGATGTGTTTGAGATGTTAGAGACATTTGATCCACAAAAGATTACATATAAGTATCTTGACCGTGATTATAATATTGCTGTCTTGAGCAATGGCACAATAACTGATTGACTTTAAATGATGTATGAGATATATTGAAGATGGCCTATAAGAGAACTACACGCACAACAGGCAAAACGAGAACTACCACAACTCAAAACAGTAACGGGAGTAGAACATATTCTCAAAGTTCTGGACAAAAACTTGGTGTTGGATCTAGTACTAGAAAGACTATATCTACTCAATCTAACGGTAAAAGAACTCTTACACAAACAACAATATCTCCAAGTGGATGGGTTAATAAAAGAGTTACAGTTTTAAATAAACCGATACCTAAAAAAACTAAGTTTCCAAAAAGTACAGCACAAAAAATCAAAAGTCGGAAAACTCGTAAGTCAAAACCTATGACAATAGGTCAACTAAAAGCATTGAGTATTATTTTTGGAATACTCGTTCTAATCGCATTATTCACACACTAAAGGAAAATATTATGGGAAAGAAGAGAAGTCGGTCGAAGTACACATCTAAGGGTGTTCACTCTTCGGTATCTAAGTCGCTAACTGGTTTGATCAGCAAGGAACGTTCCACCGGTGAT